TACTCGTCGTCGAGGTACTGGCCAAAGCCCTCAAAGAGCAGCCGGAACTCAAGCGACTGGGCGTAATGCAGGCGCTTGTGGATCGCCGACATCACCATGGAGCCACGCTCGAGCAATGCGAGCGTCGTGCCGACCTGCGCGTACTGATTTCCGTCGCCGACCTGCATGTCGGCCGTGCTCGAGAGGCGCTTGCCGGCGTCTACGAGGAATCCAAGCAGCGCAAACAGCACTTGGCTCGGCTCCTTGTACGGAAGCGGCAGCAAAGACGACTGCAACTCCGCGCCACCGGCGTCAATGTCGCGCCACTCGCCCGGTTGGATCGGATCCGAGTCGTCCGCGATGCGCGCGCCCTTGGCCTTGAAGCCCGCAGGCAGGTTGGCAAGCGTTCCGGCGTCGATCAACTGCCGCAACGCGCTCGTGGCCGACTTGGAAAGGCCGCCGATGAGGTGCACAAAGCCCAAACCGTACGCGCCGGGGCCTTCCACGAGCACGTAATGGACAAAATAGTTGCGCCGACGCTTCAGTTCATCGTCTTCGCGCCAGTTTCGGCGGATTCCGATGACCTTGAGCGAGTCTTCGGCGAGCGTAACGACGTACGGAAGCTTGATTCCCGTCGGTTCGCCGTCTTCGCCAATCTCTTCAAAGCCCGGCAGGTCCAAATCGACCAGCATTTCGAGCAAAAATACCTCGCCAGCCTGGTCCGTCGGCTGCACACCCGTCACTTTGTCGATTGCCGCCTGGATTTTGCTCGGGTCCGCGGGCGTCGGCTCAAGGTCAACGGCAATATCGAGGTATTCGCCGATCAAAACGCGCTTGCGGAACTCGTTTGAGTCCATCGCAATGCGGTGCGTCAGCCGCGAACACTGCGAAACAACGCTCGAACCGTTGTACGGGATGTACACATCGTCCGCCAGACACAGGCGGGAGACCATCCGACCGAGCTGAAAGTCGTAATAGACCTTCTTGAAGGTCGATCCGCCGTATCCGGTGTAGTACAGGAGCTGGTCGAACTCCGGGGTGTACTCCTCCATCACCGTCGTGAGCTGGTAATTCATGAAGTCCTGCACGCGCGCGGCCTGCTGGAACTTGTCGACGGTCTCTTTGCCAAGCACCTGCGTGCGAACCGGGCCACCCGCGGGCATCAACTCCTTGAACGCCTGCGACTGGAACTGGATGATCGCCTCTTGCAGCATCGGATGCGTCGCGCCAGAGGCGCCACGGAAGGGCTTGGTGCGCTCTTCCATGCGCAGGCCCAGCAATTCCAGGCCCTTGGCGTACATCTGCTCCCAATCCGACCGCGATCCCTTGTCCGCCTCGAACATCGCCGAGACATCAATCGCAATCCGACCCAGATCATCCGGGTCTACTACCTCCGCAAGGTTCGCGTAGAAGTCAACTTCCTTCGCGGCCTCCGGGCCAATCTCCACAACCGCCCCGCCATCCGGCTCCAGAACGATCTCGATCTCCGGCGCCTCCTCTGGCGCACCCTCGGCAATGACCAAGATGCCTGCGTCAGGGGCTTGGTTGATCGCTTTATCAATTGGCATGTTGATATCCTAGTAGATCGGAGTTGTTAACACAACTCAGGTTAGTCTTGGTCGCCTAAAAGCCGGCGGCGCATGGCTTCGATAAAGCCAGGGTTTTGCTCTCGAGGCTGCGGCAACGGGTTGATCGGCAACTGGCCGATGCCCTGATTCACTGGCCCTGGCGCTCCGCCTTGCAATATAGCTGGATTCTGCTCTGGCTGCGGAGCGTCGCCAATACGCTGAGGTGCTCCTAACGCGCCACGGAGGTTAATCGGAGTTTCGTTTGCCTTTTGCTTTTTATACGCCAAGACTTCTGGTGGAAGGAACACGTCTAATTCGTTGATACTGGTTACGCCAATGTCGTTGAACAAGTCGACCAACGCAAGGCCGTATGGCTTTGGCATTGTGTTTCCAGTCGCGCGTCCCGCGCCGCGAATTTGCGTTGCGACCTTGGGAGAACCGGGAATGTCAAAGACCTCAACTGTCGTCACTGGACGGCCGCGCTCATCACGAAGCGAATAGATCTTAACGTCCCCTTTAACAAACTCCTTATGCTTTTTCGGTCCGTAGCGACCGCCTTCTGCAAAGCCCCCCACAGAGTGCCCGACGTACGCGCCTTCAATAGTTGTAGCTTCCGGATCAGTAATCCTGCGCCAAGTAAATCCTGGGTACTGCGATTCCTTTCCGTAAGTGACAATCGGAGCACTAACCCCCTCTAAGAACACCTTATCCGGGACAGGCTTGTTGTCACTAATACGTTGAACAAACTGCTTGCGTTCGGCTATTTCCTCTTGCAGCTTGAGTGAGCCTTTCACCGCATCGTCAAAGCGGAGGTTCTTGATTTTCTCAGGCGATAGCGTACGTAGATACCTGACCAGCTCCTTCGGAGCCAACATGGTGTTGAGCTCTGACCTTGGGTTGATGTCGTAAATTGGTTCGCCCTTTTCAATCGCCGTGCGGAACGCCTTTGGCAATTTATTCGGATCCTGTAAAAACAGTTCCTCTAGGCTTTTCGGCAATCCCATATAGTCAGCGGTCACCAATGGGGATTTTGTCTTGTCTGCCGCCACAAACTCAGGGCTCTTGTAGCCGACTAAACCAATGGATTGATTGATCTGATCCCTAGGAACTCCTTGATCTATTAACTGCTGAATCGTTGAATCCCTTAGTTCGGATTGCTTAGTTCCAGCTTCATCACTAACAAGGGAATCAAACCTGGGCGACCCAATGGTGCCCCTATCAAAAACCGCACCGCGCATGCCCGTCATCATGTCGTAGGTCTTGTTAATATCGCGTAATGCCTGCGATGCTTCGGTACTTGGGTAAAAGCGGCTCTCTCCGGTCTCGGGATTGACTCGCGTCTTTCCTTCCTTGGCCGCTTTCGTCATGTACGACGGAATCCTGCCAAACCTCTGCAGGTCCTCGTTTGTTAGTTTGCCCGAAACGATCCCCTTCATGATCGGATCGTCTGGCGTGCCGTACTGACGAGTGAGGTAATTTCGCGCCTGGCTGTTAAAGAAATTCATCATCGCCGTCTTTTGATCCTGCGGAGCTTCAACAGCCTCAATGTTGGCCGACGCATTGTTAAGGTACTGCGGGACATACCCCATAGGCTTTTCGCCTGGGATGTCAAGCACCAAGCCCTGATTGCGCGGGCGTACTATTTGCGATGTCACGGGCGCCGTGCTCTTAACAAGCCGCGTCGGATCCATCGCCGACTCCACGCCAAAACGACGCACGGCCGCAGCGGTGGATTCCGGGGTGGCTTCCTCTACCGCTCGCTTCGCGGTCTGCGGTAAATCACGTAGCGCTGTTGCCGCCGAGCCTATCGCCTCACGAGTCTTTGACGGAAGCGACGCCACAAACGCCGCTTGCTCTTCCGGCGATTGCTTGTAGAGGAACGTGTTGTAGGCACTCAACATGTCAAGGTACGAGCGTCCGACGTTCTCAACGTCTTCCGCGGCTTTCTTAGGGTTGAACAACTCTGAGATAAACCGCGAACCAACAGAGGTCATCTTCCCCGGCCCAACCTTTCCTTCCCCGCGCGGAGGACTGCCTTCGGCACGGCGCACAACGCCTACCTTCTTCACGCCGCTTAGATACTGTTTTGCTTTGCGTGTCATGGCCTACTTCTTCTTTTTTGGAGGCAGTCGAATTTCCACCGGACGATTCACGCCCGCCTTGTTCGCCTGCTTGATGAGCCAGTTGTCCTTCTCACCAACGTCGCCCGTGAAGTCATATGTGTCCTTGACCACATACGATCCATCGGGCATCTCCTTGAACGAAAACGTCCCTAACGTATTACGCAGGTTCGCCGTCGAGTACAACGTCTTGTCCGTGTCAGGGCCGGGCAGCCCACCGAGACGCTCGTACTTGTTCTTGTATGCGTCATGATGCGCGTACGTCACCACACCCGGCAACGCCTTGCCCGTCTTCTTGCTTGATACAGGCTGGCTCTTGGCAAGCTCAATCAACCGACGAAGCTTCGCTAACTCCGCACCAGACAGGTTCTCTTCCGTAATCGGTTCTCTGGTCTTACCGCCAAGCATGGAGGCAAGGTACGTACGTAGATGGAGCGGGATCATCCGCTCGTCCGTTTCGTCAACCTCCCCGCCCTCAGCAAAGCGACGCGTCATCAGATCCCCGAGCCGCGATAACTGCTTCTTGGTCAGCCGGCCCTCGCCGAACGTATCACGCATCAAATCCTTCGCCGACATCGCATCACGCGAACGTACGGACTCCGACATCTTCAAAAGCTCCGCGAGCGTGTCAGGCGCGCGCTTGGGCCCTTGAGCCGCGGTCAACGACTCAAGCTCCATGGCCATGCCGCGCGCTGTCCCCTTGTCCGTCTCCTGACGAATCGGGCGCCGCGTCGCGCGGCGCACGGTCTGCGAGATCGGCGTCGAGCTGTACTCGGTCGTCGTCTCGCCAGGCATGTCAGACAGGTTCTCAAGCATGGCCCGCGCGGAATCAATGTTCTTCATCGACTCGGCATAGGCTTCCTTGTTCTCACCCTTCAAAAGCGCGAGCAACT